TACACCACCCCCAAAAAATGGGGGTCACATAAATACAAAATACAAAAAACAAATAACTACTAACGTAGTTATTAATACAGCGCACGAAAAAACAGCGAAAAAACCGACCAAGCACGAAGCAGATTTGGCACTGTTGGCGGAGTATGGAATTGCCGGGCAAATCGCTGAAGATTTTTTGACAATCCGCAAAGCAAAACGGCAGCCGTTGACAGAAACGGCAATGCGCCTGATTGCATCGGACGCGAAGAAATGCGGGATGACTGCGGTGCAAGCGGTGGAGTACGCCATCGGTAACGGCTGGGGCAGTTTCAGGGCTGAATGGCTGAAAAACAAAACTTTCGGCAGGTCTGGAAATCGTGGTGGTCCGACACACAATCAAACCGCCGATGTGATGGACGGTAAAAAATACGGCGACGAGCCGACGACTGATTTTTAGGGGTTTGGGAATGGCTTTGAAAAGCGCATCTAATTTTTTGAAAAGCTACGGCGGCGCAAAAACCGAACGGCGGAAATGCGCGGAGCATGGCGAATACACGTCAAAAAGCATTTTCCGCGGCGTGTGGACCGGTTGCTCTGTTTGCCAAAAGCTGAAAGCGGCGGATGAGATGGCGGCATACGCGGAAACGCTGCGCCGCGAAGCGAAACGCGACGAATTGTCAAAACGCATCGGGCGGTCAGGTATAGCGGAACGGTTTAAAAATTGCCGAATTGAAAATTATGCCGTCGATGATTCGGTGCCGGGAATGGCAAGGGCGAAAGCCGCCGCCGCCCACTATGCGGAAAACTTCGAGGATGTTTTGCAGACCGGACGGAACATGATTTTTTCAGGCAAGCGCGGTACTGGGAAAAACCATCTTGCCTGCGGCATTGCCCACAAAATCATCGGCGACGGGAAAAGCGCGATTGTGATCACGGTAGGCGATATGTTGCAGACAGTCAAAGACAGCTTTAACGGCGGCAGCGAAAAAGAGGCGGTTGGCGTGTTTGTGAAACCCGACTTGCTGGTGTTGGACGAATTTGGCGCGGGCAACCTGTCTGAGACGGATGGTCGGATTTTGTTTTCGGTCATCAACGGGCGATATGAGCGGCTTATGCCGACGCTGGTGTTAACCAATCTGTCCCCTGAAGAGTTTAGGCAAAACGTTGACGCGCGTATCAGAGACCGGCTGCGTGATGGTGGTGGGAAATTAATCCCGTTTGACTGGGGGAGCTATCGTGCGTGAAACCTGTTACCACTGCGTCCACGCGGATTTCAAAGCTGAATCAGAAAGCACCATGCGCGGTTTTGCGAAATGCACAAAGGCGCGAAATGCGGAGGAGCGGGCGACGTACTACCACGGCGGGCATATCTGCCATCTGAAAGGATTCGAAGCCGCGACGGCGGCGACGATGGCGAAGAGAAGTGAAATTTTTGAAAAATGGCGAACGAAAGGAAAGTGAAAAATGAATTGGATTGAGTGGTTTGGTCTTGCAATGGCTTTTGGCGCGGTGCTTGGTGTCGCTGTTCACGCCGCCTCACGCCCGCCGCTTGATGAATTTGGTCGGAGAATCGAGCATGACGACTAAAAAATGCATCAGGTGCGGCGAAGAAAAGCCGTTGAGTGAGTATCACAAGGGCGGTATTGATGCTTATGGAAACAGTACGCTTAAGTCAGGATGTAAACACTGTTGCAGCATAGAGGCTAAGTATTACCGCGAAAACAACAAAGAAGCACTGAAACAAAAACGCCAAGAATTGCGCGCAAAAGCAGCTCCGGATGTGAGCATCTTGATGCGCGAAGCGGCGCAAATGGCAAATCAGGCATTCCCGATTTTAAGTTCTGCGTATTGGGATGTGGAAGCGGCCAAGCGGGCGCATGAAGAATTGGGGTTGGTATGGTAGTTTTAAGTTTGCCCTACCCTATCAGCACTAACCGATATTGGCGGACGTTCCGAAACCGTCAAATCGTCAGCAAAGAAGCGGTGGCATATAAGGCGCAGGTTGCGGAAATAGCAAGGCAAGAAGGAATAACTCCGACAGATAAATTGGTTAAGTTATCTATTTTGGTGGTGCCGAAAGCAAAAAAGGATGGGACGGCAAGTAAAGTCTGTGTTGATTTAGATAACGCGTTGAAAGTGGTGATTGATGCTTTACAAGGGGCAGCTTACCACAACGACAAACAAGTCAGACGTCTTGTAGATGTTGGTTATGCAGATTGGGCGGTCGCTGGCGGCGGGTTGGTGGTAAAGGTTGAGGAGTTGGAATGAGTAGAAATGAATTGAGGTTATTGGCGTTGTCGTATCGAAATATTGACCGACTTTTAAATCTCCGAAGCAGGAGTAAATCAACACTTAAAAACCGTGCGAAGAGGAAGCGTAAGTGAGCGCAATACGAAAAGCCGCCAAAGGCGAGCAATGCACACTCAACATCGCTGGTGTGTGCAATTACAACCCTGAAACTGTCGTCTTTTGCCATTTTCCGAGCGAGACGCACGGCATGGGGTTGAAAAGCGATGACTTGAGCGGCGGATTTGGGTGTAGCTCCTGTCATTCGGTAATAGACGGTCGGTCGCATATCAAGTTGAGCCGCGAAGACAAGGAGTTTTATATGCGGCGGTCGCAGTTCCGCACGATGCGCCGCCTTGAAGAATTGGGGATTATCAGCGTGAAAGGTCGTATGAAATGAACGAAGCGAAATTCACGCTGACACCAAAAAACAAAACGGAAGTCATGCGGTCGATTTGGGGCAACCTGAATGGGTGGTTTGAGAATGGGAATTTAGACATCACGATCCGCCCGCACAAATCCAAACGCAGTATCGAGCAAAACCGCCGCTTGTGGAAAATTTACGGCGAGTTGGCAGACAAAGCATGGGTCAATGGCCGCCGATACAGCGCGGAAACATGGCACGAGTATTGCAAAGGCGTGTTACTGGGCTTTGACATTAAAGCCATGCCCGACGGCACAGAAGTCAAAACGCCGATAAGCACGACAACGCTTAATACGGCGGAAATGACGGACTATCAGAACCGCTTGCAATCGTGGGCGGCCGGGGAATTTGGAATAATTTGGGAGTTTTGATGTATAAAAACGTGGAACAAGTCTTACGAGATGTTTATAAAATTCAAAGCGTACGGATGGAGCCGCTGAATAATACGGCTTCGGTCTGTGCTTGGTGCGAAAGCAAGGGTGTGATGGGCGGCGGTGGTGATTTGACGCAAGCCGAGACACACGCCAACGCCGCGATGATTATCAGCCGTATAGAGCGCGTACTGAACCGCTACGAGCTTGCAGTGGTGGAGTGTAAATACAGCGAGGATTTGAGCGGGATTATCGACCTGACGGCGTACATCGAAGAGCAAAACAACGGCGTGAATCTGCTGCTGTGCGACGCGCTGGTTAGCCATATTTTAAGGGAGCTGCCGAAACGACTTGAGATTATGGATAAATACGATATTTCGAACGGGTATTTTTACAAACAGTTGAAAAAAGTGAAATCGATTATTGCTGCTTTGGAGAACACGGCGGGGGTGAAACTGTATGACGAATTTAAATCCTGTGGCATAATATAATCACCCAATTACTATTAAACCAGAAGGATGAAAAATGAAGAAATTATTAATTACCACCTTTGTTTCCGTTGCTTTTTTAGCGGGCTGCACCGATGTGAAAGATGTGGTAATCAGCAAAAAGGAAGATATTGAAGCACATTCAGGCGATTTGAAGAAATTGCCCGATGAAGATAAAAAATTGGTTTTGGGTTACTTTTTGCGCGCAGAGGGTAATGGACTGTTTGGTGAAAAGTCGGAATATGGCGTAACGGTCGGCGAAGCAATCAAACGTCAAAAGGAATTTATCGCCAAGCAAGGGGCAGCGGAAACAGCGAAGAAAGCGGCGGCTGAAAAAGTACAAAAAACCTATTCTGTAAGTTATTCAGGATTTGAAAACACGGAGATTCCCGGTATTGGCGAGGGGCTTAACCTGAAATTTACATTCACCAATAACAGCGACAAGGGCATAGACGCTATAAGCAGCGCAATTAGATTGGTTGTTGATGGTGTGGGGGAACCTGTTGTCCTGAACATGGGGGATGAAGTTTTTAAGAAGACGTTAAACCCGGGCGATACAGCAGAAATGGTGTTTACGGCGGCGGCTAATGATTTAAGAATGGCGAAAATCAAGCAAGGCAGCGCGAAAGTCAATACGTCGTTTGAGAAGCTGGAAGTCTTGTATTCAGATGGAAAAGATGAGAAAGTTTTGGAGTAAGTTGATTTCCGTGTAATGTTTTGGTAGAATTATGCTATAGTTTGGAAATAGCTATATAAACCGCCTTTATAGGGCGGTTTTTCTATTTCAAGATAGCCTGTGATTCAGGCAGAAAGTTAACAAAGCGCGGTGCGAGTGAGACGCGGTTACCCGACCTGATGGTCGCCTGCCATGACAGGCTGTAAAGCGGTTCTTGCACATAGCCCCTGCCGTTATCGGTATGGGGCTATCCCTTTTTCATGATGTATTACTCTATCCTTTGCCGTCTGTATTCTGATTAAGATCGGAATCAGGCGGCTTTCTTTTTTCTGTGAGGTTCGATATGAGCGGAAAAGAAAAACGCCCTATCGGGCGTCCTAGTAAATTCAGCCAAGACTTGGCTGAGAAGATTTGCGAACAAATCGCGCATGGTAAAAGTTTGCGTGCTATCTGTGCTGAAGATGATATGCCGTCAACCTCGACCGTTTGTAAGTGGTTGAATGAGAACCAAGAGTTTTCGGAGCAATACGCGCGCGCGAGAGGTAGGCAGGCAGACCATTACTTTGAAGAGATTGTGGAAATAGCCGATAGCGTAGAAGCTGATAGCGCGGCGGTGGCAAAGGCAAGATTACAGGTAGATGCCCGCAAATGGGCTGCGTCGAAGCTTGCACCCAAGAAATACGGCGAAAAAACTGAGCTTGACGTTAAATCAAGCGATGGCAGCATGACGCCGACGGTACGCCTTGACGCAGAAGAGTACAGGAAGATAGCTGAAGACGTTTTGCGGAGGATTTAGCACAAAATGCTAATCTCTAAGACGGTCGGGATGCCATTTTTGATTAATCTTCCAAAGGAATTTAAAATAAAATGGCATTGCAGCAATTTGATGAAAAAGAAATATCGGTCATTCGTGATTTATGCTCGCGCGATTTGTACACATTCACGCGCTGGATGTTTCGTGAGCGGCGCGGGTATCAATGGACGCAGGCGAGGCATCATAAACTGATATGCGACGCGTTGATGCGTGTATTTAACGGCGAGACAAAACGCCTGATTATCAATATTCCGCCGCGCTACTCGAAAACGGAAATCGCGGTTGTGAATTTTATCGCGTGGGCGATGGGGCGTGTGCCTGATAGCGAGTTTATCCATGCGAGCTATTCATCAACGTTGGCGGTCAATAATTCCGTGCAAATCCGAAACCTGTTACAGCATGAAGAGTATCGGGCGATTTTCCCGAATGTGGAACTTGCAAGCGAGAGCAGCCATCACTGGAAGACGACTGCTGGCGGTGTGATGTATGCAACAGGTACGGGCGGTACGATTACAGGTTTTGGCGCGGGTAAGCATCGGGACGGTTTCGGAGGCGCACTGATACTTGACGACCTCCATAAAGCTGACGAAGCACGGAGCGAGGTTAGGCGGCAAAACGTCATTGACTGGTTTCAAAATACACTGGAATCCCGTAAAAACAGCCCTGAAACGCCTATTGTCGTGATTATGCAAAGGCTGCATGAGAAAGACATCGCGGGTTGGCTGCTTGACGGCGGTAACGGCGAAGAGTGGGAACACCTTTGCTTGTCAGCCATTCAGGAAGACGGTACGGCGTTGTGGCCTGAGAAGCACGACATCGAGACATTGCGACGCATGGAGCAAGCCGCGCCGTATGTGTTTGCCGGGCAGTATTTGCAACGCCCTGCCCCGCCTGATGGCGGTACGTTTAAGCCTAACAATCTGCAATTTGTGAAAGCCCTGCCCGCTGGAAATATCAGATGGGTGCGTGGATGGGACTTGGCGTCCACCGCGAACGATGGCGACTACACAGCAGGCGGTAGGCTTGGCGTTACAGAAGACGGGCGGTACATCATCGCCAACGTTGTGCGTGGTCAGTACGGCGCGGATGAACGGGATAGGATTT